CATGCCAGAATGAAAATCTCTAAAAATGAGATACAGTGTCAAATGTCGATGTGCCTCAGCAAAACTCTCAGGAGATGTCACAAGATACTCATATCCTTGCCCCTGATTGCGTAATCTTCTCAAAATTGTATACCAAGCAGAGTCAAGATACTGTTGATATGATGTGATTGATGATGGCAACAAGTTTGCAAGATCTGTATATACTTCCTCAAGATCTGCATCACTGATAACTGGATACAAACGCCTCAAAACAACAGCACACATGCGTCTAAACAAAAACACAGAGCCTGAGATTGTGACACTGTACTCTTGCATGTAACCCTCACCAAGTATCAAAGATGATGAGAGTTGAGCAGGAGTGTGTGCATATTGCACAGAGCCTGAGCCAAGTATTGTGCAAGCACCAGCCTCAACAACAAACTCACCATTTGGCTTGATGAGTGTGTATGTTGCTGCTGTTGGAGTCACTTGAGCACCATCACGATATATCTCAAGCACAGTGTTTTGTGCTTTGCCTCGCTCAAGTAACTCAGTGACTCTGACACGTGCTGTGTATGGTGTATCTGTAGCCATTGATTATGCCTGTTGAAATAATACAGCCCAATCAGAGCCATCACAAACAACACATGCTGCTTTGCCAGCAGCCAAGCCAGCACCACCAATGATAGGATTGCCATCAGCATCTTGTATCACAAAAGCATGACCAGATGCAGCATCATTCTTAAACCAAAAATATGCACCATTTCTTTTTGCTGGTACTTTGATTGTAGCTGATGAGCCTTTGTTGTTGGTGATAATTTGATGTTGAGAATCTTTGTATGTCAAATCTTTGTCTGCTGTGATGGTTTCAATATTTACACCATTTTTGAATTCAAAGTGACGTGCCACCTTAAATGCCTGAGCTGAGTTATAGTCTGATGCCATGCTAACCTCCAATAGTTTATTTTGTTAAAATTATGGCTTTTTGTTTATGTAAGATTTTGGATATGTAAAGATATTTATTTTTTCTTTGCATTTGATTTTTCAATGTGTTTTCTCACTTGATTTTGTGCTTCTCGAAAAGAGATATTTTTGCCTGATTTTTGAGATGACTCCATCAATCTTTTTGCAGTGTTGTCAAATGCTTTTTTGTCGTTATCATAGCTCATAATGTTTTGCCCCATTTGTAGCAACATCATCTGTTGCTGTTTGCATATCTGTCAATAATTCTTTGAGTCCTTTGAGCTTTGCAGCAACCTCAGGAATATGCTGAGATCTTGTATGTCTCTCAATTCGTCTTTGTATCTCTGCTTGTTTTCTTTGCAAAAATTGTTTGTGTGGTATTCTCAAAGCACCTGATTGCATCAATTCCAATCTCCACTGTGCAAAATCAGCATGATTAAATGTAATCACCAGCTCACCACCAAGAGACTCAAGATGGTTAAATTTGCTTGTCCAATATTGGCCTCCCTTTGCTGGGTATGATCTCAAATAATCATGTTGAGATGGGTGCAAAACAGTGATGCCATTGTCTTGCAGTCTCACTCTGGTCATAGCTGAGTCTGGATTTGCTTTATAGCCTCTTGTACCATTGACACCCGGTGTCTCATGATGAGATTGTAAGTCAGGCAACCAAATTGCTTTTTTGGTCATCTTCTTTGTTTTGCTTGTTGTATCTTCTATATCAAAATAATACAATTCCCAATTTTTGGGATGATGCTTATAAAAAAATCTATTGTTTGATCTTGCTGGCAACACAATGCTTGCTTGCTGTTGTTGCTGCCAGGGTTGTGCTATACTCTCAAATTTCATGTCGATGTCCTATATAAATAATTGGTTATGTCGGTATCCTAGTAAAAAAACTGACTAGGGATGACTAGGAACCGACATGAAAAAAGTCAATCCCTAGCACAGAAAGATAGTAATCTTTTTTTTATTTATGAGTCAAATTATGTGGTTGATTTGATCAAAACACCACGATCATCATCAATAACAGATAGCCCAAGATAAGCATGTCCAATAATTGATGTGATTGCTTTGGCTCCGTCTCTCTCCATCTCAACAAGCACTTTGCCCATTGACATTGATTGAGCAGCACCAGGCAAAGAAGCAGGCACACCATCAGCATAAGCAAGAGCACCAATTCCAAACATAGCAGATTGGTATGCACCTGAGTCAGTGTTGACATAAGATGATTTGTAAACATCAACGCCAAGCAAGTTACCAACATAACCAGGCCCCTTTGCCATCAACATCTCTTGTGTTGCTGACATGTATGAGATTGCATTGCCTGTCTCATTTCTCAAAGAGTCTTGCAATTCAGTTAAAGCAACTGGATGCAAAATAGCAGCAAATGGAGCAATGGCACCTTTGTTACTTGCAGCCTTTTCAAGTTGAAAAATAGCAGCAAAAAAGTCATCTACTGACATTTGAGTTGATGCTGAGCCAACTGGATTGGTGAAGTCATCAATTGCATCTGCAGTCTTGTCAGCAAATGATGCCTCATAAGAGCCAGCCATTGATTGTGCAAGTCTAAAAGGATCGATATCAGAGCCGCCAAATCCAGTCATTGATGCAAGGTCTGTGATTTTGTACATCAATGCAAGTCTTGCAACAGCAATGTCAACATGTGCATCTGTAAAATCTTGAGTTGATGCATCTGCAGCCTCTGATCCGGGTGTTTCAAAAAGGTCATATCCATCAAGACCAGCCTTTCTCACACGTATAGTGTCAGAGCCAAGTCCATTGACAGAGCCTGCATAAGAGATAAAAGGAGAATTTCGCAAGTTTGCCACGTCTCGCAATAAAAGATTGATTTCTTGTGAGATCATTGCTGATAATCGTAGATCACCCTCAAGAGCTTGATGTGTACTATCAGATTGGCCAAATGTAATTGCTTTTGCCATGTTAATACCCTCGTATTATAAAAATGTTAAAAAATATTTGTATCGTTGGCATCATCTTTTTTTTGATTTTTCAGCTGTTTACTGGTGCGACCATAATCAAAATAAGTGTTGACACACAAAATGAAATAGCAAAAATGTGCTATAAGACATTTATATCATATTATTTGAGGTTTGTACAATGCAAGATAAAAAAGAGTTTTCTGCACACGATATCACACAAGCAAAACACCTTTTAAGACTAGCTTATGCTCTTGAGGAGTCTGGTGTAGATCCAGAATGTATTACACGCATGTGTATTTTTGTAGCCACTTGTTTTGCCATGAATCATCAGCTTGATAAAAACAAGTATACACAAATCATCACACAGACATGGAATGAGATGCTTGATGCAGTTGGAGATGATGCATTTGAAATTATCACAGATGATGTTGATGTTGACACTTGGATTGGCAAACCAATCACAGATGATGACCAATAAAAAAAGCCATCTGCAATGAGATGGCTTTTTGTCCTTACTGGTTGAATTTATTTGACTTATTAAGTCATATAAACAACAAGCACAGAGTCACCATCAGCCAAGTTTGCACCAAATGACAATCTGTGTACTCCTCCAACAACTGACAATGTAAATTCATCAGAGTTTGTTGCAGAGCCACCAAGAGCAGTTTGATTGAGCATTGCCAAACCGTTTTTGTATGCCAAGATACCATTTGCAAATGCACTGTCAACTTGTCTAGCCAAATCAATTGTTGATGTTGTTGTGCCTGAGATTGTTGACAACTCTTGATATGCTTGAAAACCTACTTTTGCAGCAGTAACAGCATCATCAGCCAATTTGATTGTTGATACACAAGAGTCTTGCAATTTTGCTGTTGCAACTCCAAGATTTTTGAGTTGGAGAGCATTGCTGACACCATCAATCTCAATGCTACTGTCATCAACCTCAACATTGATAACATTTGAGCCATCAACAGCAAGCCCAGCACCTTCATTGATACCAACCTGATCACTGTTGATGATCAAACCATTTGTAACAGATACCTCAAGAGAGCCATCAACATTTTGAGCAAGACCAGCACCAGCAACATCAGCATTGATTTTGATTTTTGATACACTGTCATCAGCCAATTTGTCAGTTGTGATTGCACTGTTGGTGATTTTTGCTGTGCCAATTCCAAGATCTTTGACACGTACAATATCAAGATTGATCTCAACAGTAGAGTTATCAACAGATACAGCCAAACCGGTTGAGGAGTTGTATGACAAACCATCACCAGCAACAGATGAGGCCAATTTTGCAGGAGTCACAGCAGATGATTGTATTTTTGCTTCAGACACTGACAATGATGCAAGTTTTGCCTCAGTGATTGCAGATGCACCAACTTTGGCTGATGTAACACTGGAGTCTTGCAATTTTCCAGTTGAGATAGCCAAATCAGCAATTTTCACTGTTGACACAGCAGAGTCTTGCAATTTGCCAGTTGCAATTCCAAGATCTTTAATTTGTACTTGGTTACTTCCATTGACCTCGATGCTACTATCATCAACAGAGACAGCAACAGCATTTGTGTCAATAAACAAACCAGCACCGGTCTCAACA